CGGTTTGACAGGGGAAACAGGTCCAGTTGGTATTTCTGGAGCAACAGGTTCCACCGGAGAAACTGGGGCAACCGGTTTGACAGGGGGACAAGGTTCCACCGGAGCAACGGGTCCGATTGGTATTACCGGAGCAACGGGTCCGATTGGTATTTCCGGGGCAACAGGTTTTACTGGGGAACAAGGTTCCACCGGAGCAACGGGTCCGATTGGTATTACCGGAGCAACAGGTTTGATGGGGGCCACCGGAGTGGCTGGAGACAAGGGTGCTACAGGAGCGACAGGCATTCAGGGACAAACAGGGTCTACGGGGGCAACGGGTCCTATAGCGGGAACTAACGGCCAACTCATTTACAATGATAGCGGGTCCCCTGCGGGAGCCACAGTCGGTAGCAACTTGTTGCTGTCCGGGGGCACCCTGTCGGTAACCGGGCTTTCCCCTGTCGCAACCTCGGGGTCCTACTCCGATCTTTACGGGAGGCCGAGCTTAGGAACAGCCGCATCGCTGGACAGTGGCAGTTCAGCTGGAAATGTTGTGGTTTTAGACGGTACTTCAAAAGTTCCAAGCTCTCTACTTCCCTCCTATGTAGACGATGTAATAGAGGCAGCCAACTTCGGAGTATTGCCTACGACTGGGGAATCGGGGAAGATTTACGTAGCTATTGATACCGGGAAAGCTTATCGCTGGGGGGGTAGCTCCTATTTAGAAATCGTTGCCTCCCCTGGAAGTACCGACGCTGTTCCCGAAGGTTCTACCAATCTATATTTTACCAACTCTCGTGCATCCTTAGCAGCCCCGGTGCAAACTGTTGCTGGTCGAACCGGGAACGTTACCATTGGGGCTACAGACGTATCGGGATTAGCCTCAGTCGCAACCAGCGGGGCATACGGGGACCTTTCCGGTCGTCCTAACCTTGGAAACTCCTCTTCTCTAAATGTTGGTACTACAACAGGGACAGTTGCGGCCGGAGATGACTCAAGATTCACAGAGCTAAAGAACAGACTTGATGCTTTTCGTGATGCTGCTATTTTCTATGTCTCAAAGAGAGCCACTGCTAGTAACAGCAACAACGGAACCAGCGACGGGGAGCCTTTTCTAACGATAGCGGCGGCGGTTTCAGCAGCCAACTCCTATGTTTCATCAAACCCAGGAGCTTACGCCAAGATCATGGTGGGTCCAGGAGAGTACGTAGAATCCGGATTGCCTTTCCGCTTGAAACCAAATATATTGGCCCAGGGTTCACTCCAGAGAGGTACAATTGTCAAACCCGCCACGGGAGAGGAACTAAACGGCTTTTTCGCACTTGACTCCGGGTGCATGGTGGTAGATTTCAGGTTTGCTGGCCACCAGGCAACAGGAACCAGCCCGACTGACTCAAGTGTAGGACAGCGTGCCTGGGCAATTAGTTTTAACAATCAGGCAAACTCAGGGCAAGGTGTATATTTGACAGCCTCCCCCTACGTGAAGGATTGCGCATCGATTACAGCTGAGGACGATTCTGGATTGGCTGGGAGCACTAGCGTAGGCGATACTGGAGGAGGAGTTGAGGTTGACGGAGCAAAGTGTAAATCAGACAGTCCTATTCGCAGTATGGTTGTTTATGGTTTCACTCAGCAGAATCTGGGAGGCCCCGGCTGTGTAGTTAAAAATGATGCCTACGCTGAACTGGTTTCATTTTTCGGTCTCTTCGGGACCTGGCACGTTCAGGCAGAAAAAGGGGGCCAGGTAACACTTAGCGGAGGAGGCTGTAGTGAATTTGGCACTTATGGCCTTGTGGCCGATGGCTACTCTGCGACTGCTTTATTTACTGGATCACTACGTGTATCGGCCTCTGCAGGAGCTACGACAGTAGATGTCATAAGCATGACTTCAAACCGACTTGGGAGCAGCAGCCGACCGGCGGCCGGTCAGATTATGATCATCGATGGCGTTGCCTATGTGGTTCAAAGTGGAAATCCGATCGATGCTAGCGGCTCCATAGTAGCAGACTCTGACCCAACTCGTGCCGGCTACAGAGTTGACTTTTACAATCCTAGCGCTTCCGGATTAGCTGAAAATGCGGCCCAGGGCTCTATGGCAGACTTTAGACAACGGTCCCAGATTGGTGCTGGCTGCCATTCTGCCAATTATGTCGGATCTGGTACTAACTACAATGCTCTCCCATGGAACGGAGGGGTCCCGATCAGAGCAAATGAAGTAGTGGAGAGAAATCTGGGGAGGGTTTTCGGTCTCATTGTTAATGATGTGGGGGACGTAAAGGTTGCTGGAGGGGCCTTTTCCGTCGACGGAACAACCGGCTCAGTTACAGTCAATACAAGCCAGTTCAACCTCAGCGGATTAAACGCAATTGGCCCGTTCTCCAGAAACGGTGGAGTTAGTACGGTCGGGGTTCAACTTCAGGAGGTCTCAAATAATGCGACTTTGTTAGCTTCTACTGGAAGCAGCGATGGGAACACTGCCCCGACACTGTTCGCAGTACGCAGTTATGTAGATAACCGTTTCCTGGCGGGGTTAACAGCAACAGCGGGACAGCCTCTGACAGTCAGCGACACTAGCACGCAAGATGGTAACGGGTTCTGGACTCGGAGTCGTAATGTCTCTCTAAGCATGAATGTTGCCAACGGGCTGGCAAGATTAGATGGTAGTGGGCTAATCCCATCATCGCTGTTACCGAGTTACGTTGACGATGTGGTAGAAGGTGCCAATCTTTCCTCCTTTCCTACCACAGGTGAAACTGGGAAGATTTACGTTGCGCTGGACTCTAACAAAACCTACCGCTGGAGCGGCTCCACATACGTTGAAATTAGTGCCAGTCCCGGAAGCACCGATTCTGTCACCGAAGGTGGCGTAAACCTTTATTTTACTGCGGCTCGGGCAAGACAATCAATCAGTGTTAGTGGCTCACTGGGCTATGACCCTGTGACTGGTGTAATCTCTTACACTTCTCCGATTTTGGCGACGGTTGCTACTAGTGGAGCTTATTCGGATTTGTCCGGTAAGCCAACCCTTGGTACCTCAGCCTCTCGCGATGTTGGTACAATAGCTGGAACTGTGGCTGCCGGAGACGATTCAAGGATTACGGGGGCATTGAGTGCTTCAATAGCTGCCTCCACCTATCAACCCCTAGATCCTGACCTCACTTCGATTGCTGCACTGGGCACTACGACATTTGGGCGCTCCTTGCTAACTCAGGCTGATGCCCCTTCCACAAGAACCACTTTGGAGCTAGGGAGTGCTGCGACAGCATCAATCGGAACGACTGCGGGAACGGTGGCTGCCGGCGATGATTCCAGAATTACTGGAGCATTAAGTGTGACGACAGCGGCAAGTACGTATCAACCACTAAGTGCCAATCTAACCGCACTGGGGGCCAATAACCCAAGCTACTACTTAAGTAGAGCCAATCACACCGGGACGCAAGGAGCTTCAACAATAACAGGCCTAGCGACGGTGGCCACGACCGGGAGTTACAGCGACTTAAGCAACAGGCCAACTCTGCCGTCCGGGACTATTGTCGGAACGACGGACACCCAGACGCTGACAAACAAGACGCTTGGGGGTATCACCGAGACGATCTTTGCCATCACTGATGGCGCCAGCGTGGACCTGAACCCCAGCAACGGATCGATTCAGACCTGGACGCTGGGGGCGAGCCGCACGGCGACAGCCAACAACTTCCCGGCGGGGGCATCCATGCTGCTGTGCGTGAATGACGGCTCGGCGTTCACGTTGACCTGGCCAACGATCACCTGGGTGGGTAGTACCACGGCGCCAACGCTGGCGACGACGGGCTTTACGTTCATCCAGATGTGGAAGATCGGCACGACACTTTACGGGATGGCACAGAAATGAGACATCAGTTTATGAGAGTCAGTGGATCATCGCTGCCGTCATCAATTTTACCAAGTAGTGCCCTGCCGGGCACCGGACTGTCTGCCGCATGGTCCCCTTCAGGAAGCTTTATTGCAGTTGGGCATAGCGGCGGATCATTTGTTAGAGTGTACCCTTTTACCGGAACTCAACTAGGCACTCCCATTCCACCATCATTGGCGCCCGTTGGAGAGGTTTATGGCGTTGAGTTCTCTCCATCTGGTATTTGGCTTGCCCTAAATCCTTTTGGACAGTCTAACCAAGAGCGCTTTCAAGTAAGACCCTTTAATGGTTCTACCTTGGGCAACCCAGTATTGCCAAGCCCACAAGCAAGTGCTTATGGCTTTGGTATCTCTTTTCGGCCTTCTGGAGACGCGGTAGCCCTCGGCCACATCGCCGCCAGCAGTGGCAATACAGACTTTGTAGTCTATCTTTTCGACAATAGTACGGGCAATTTTGGCACTCAAATAAGGGAGTCGCCCGTTTTGTTTGATGATTTTGCCAGTTCTGTGCATTTTTCCCCTTCTGGAAGCTACTTGGCCGTGGGCGACCGAAAAAGTCCCTATCTTGCGGTTTACCCATTTTCTGGAGCATCACTTGGCACCAGAATAACTCCTTCCAGTCTCCCGCCTGGGCATGTAAACAGTGCAAAGTTTTCTCCTGCGGGAAACTTTATTGCCATTGGCTCAAGCGTGAGTCCTTATTTCTCTATTTATCCGTTTAATGGTTCGGCTCTTGGTAATCCAATTTTGCCGGCGCAGCCGCCTCCGGGAGAAGTAAGATCAGTCAGTTTTACGCCGTCTGGTTCTAGAGTTGTAGTTGGGCATGTAAATAGTCCTTTTGTAAGTATTTATCCGTTTGATGGTTCAACACTTGGCAGTCCTTCAGGAGTTGCGGCCACTCCGCCCGGCAACACCCGACAGATAGCCATTTCGCCATCCGGTTCTTTTTTGGCCTGGGTTGGCGATGTTAGTCCATTTTTTGGCGTTTATTCGCTTTAGAGGTAACGTTTACTTTTGCAAAGTGATCATCTCAAGCACTATGCTGACCATGCGACTTTTTACTCAAGCCTGATTCTTGCCATGATCTACCGACTCAAGAACGACGACGGCAGCATCGTCTATCCGTTCGTCAAGGAGCAACTGCGCTCAACCTTCCCCAATACCAGCTTCCCGTTTCCGATCAGCGACGAGACAGCTGCAGACTTTGGCTGCCTGCCGGTGCAGACAATCGAGCGCCCCGAGCACGACCCACGCACGCAGCGCCTGGTGGAGGGCGACCCGGAGGAGCTGGAGGACGGCACCCTGCAGCAGGTGCTGACCGTCCGTGATGCCACCCCTGAGGAAGTGGCGGCCTACGACGAGGCTAACAAACCGGGGCCTGATTGGGCACGGTTTAAGTTGGGCCTACTGCCCAGCCCAGGGGCTCCGGATAGTTCGGTGGTGGCTATCAATCAGGCCATCTCCGTTGCCTTTCAGGTTGTTCCCGTAGCGGTGCTGGGACTATCATCGGGCTTAGCCAAGGCGGAAAACGGGGACCTGGCAGAGTTCAGCGGGTCGTGGCGTGCCGTACTTGCCGTCGCCCCTCCACCGCCTGAGGCACTCGCGGAGCTGGTGGGGTTGGCGGAACTCTGCTACCTTCCAGCGGAGTTCGTCGCCGCGATCGCCGGTCAGCGGGTACGGGCCAGAGATAGCCAAGGCCGCTTCCTGCCTGACGATCCCGCAACCCCGGACGTTGATGAGGCGTGGATCTGACCCCGGAGGAAAGTGCAATTAATTTACAAAGTTTATACTATTCACGTAACAGTTGTGAATAAGCTTTCAGATTTGAAAAGACCGAAACAGAGGTACACAGGTGGTTTTAGTGGATACACTTTCTAGCAAAACAATATCACAAAACTTTTATTTAGTTAAAAGATAGATTCAATTAAGTCTAGAAAGGTGGGTCAGGGTAAACTTTTACAAGTTTACTCATCAAAATGGAAAAAGTTTACTCCAACGAAGCATACGTGATTTGCCATAATGGGGAAGACGTGATTCACCCAGTTAAGGTTCAGCCCGGAACGAATCTTGCTACAGGTCAGCCTTATGTTGAGGAATTTGACGATGAAGCCTCTTGGCTCGCCCGTTTGACCGAACTCGGATTTGACACAACTTCTTTGTCTCCGGGAGAAAGGATGGTTTCCTTGGGGGAAACTTGGAATACCAGACCTACACAAGATTAAATCCGCACTCTCAAAGTCAAGTAGGGACCCGAAAGAGATTCTTCCGGAAAGGTGTCTGCAAGAGTGCCAAGGAACGGAATTTTCGAGAAAGCTATAAAGGGTAAAGTTCGAAGTGATGTGACTAAAAGAAAAGATGAGTCTCCCTCGCCCCTATCGTGAGTTTTCTGAAGAAATTCCCAACAGCCCCTTCAACTTCCCTGAGTCTTATTACATCGAAACCCCTCAAGGTCGTGTGATAATCGGTGAGAACCTTGAAGTTGACCCGGAAACTGGGGAACTTTCCAACCCACCCCCACCCCCACCCCTCCCTTGAACGTAGGTAGGGGGATCAGAGCGCAGCCGAGTCGTAAAATGACCCGCCTTCACTTTAACTCAGGGGTAATTTCCCCTGTTTAGCTTTCTTTCTTCTGGCTGGTGTTGGCTTTAGGTAACCTTAACTTTCCTAATCGACTTAAACAATCGGCCCCCGAAAAAAGATAGTTAACTTCCCAGAACTCTCTTCGTAACCTCCGAAATTAAAACTAGTTAAACTTTTAGTAGAGAGTACTGTTGAACAATTCTCACTAAATAACCTCTTACAGAAAATGACTTTACCAAAAAGACCTGAACTTTCTGTCCCCATCCCCAATTCTAACTTCGAGTCTCCGGAAATTTACCAGATTCGAGGCCCCTACTGGGATTACACCGTCGGAGAGGGATTATCTGTTGACTCTGAAGGTTCCGTACAAATCGAGGGACTTCCTTCTCAACCTCCCCAAGAATACCTTTATTCCCCAAATGGTTTAACGGGAGTAGGAGCCGGTCTTGTGATTAATTCTGACGGCGTTCTCGTTGTAGATTGAGTCTTAGGTTAGAACTTTTACTCTCCGAAAAGAAACATGTCCATTGTTCAAAGTTACACATTCTCCCCTGGCGACCCAGGGGAGGGGACAATCACAATTCCCGCAACCTTAAAGCTCGAGGACTTTGGAACAATCATAAACGTAACTCGGGGTTCGATTCTCTACTCGCCTGATGAAGGAAGTGCGGGAGCAACCCTGTCTTACGAAAGTGGGAATACGATTTTAACTCTGGAACAATCTACGACCTACTGCCTCAGTTCCGATGATCTTCAGATTATCGTTCTGCAGGGGGGAGGAGGTGGAGGAGAGCCCGCTGCAGAGGTTCATGTTACCAACACAGCTCTGGATCCAGTTAACATCTCGGGACCGGTCACGATAATCAACGAGATCGAAAACCCTGTTCCAGTTGAAGTCGAAAACTGGCCGGAATCAGTCGAGGTCGCAAACGATTCCGGTAATCCGCTTTCCGTAATCGGGGAAGTTGTTGTTTCGGGTTTCGCACCAACCGCCACCGACGCTTTTGGACGTCAAAGGGTCTCTAACCCGTATACCCTATTTGACTCCAGTCATCGCTACTCTGATAACGGGTCCTGGGCAACCCAAACCGTTTCGGGTGGAACGGTCACGTTCAACGGGAATCAAGGACTAGTGGACCTGTCCGTCACTATGGCTAATGGTTCCAGCGTTATTCGAGAAACGACCAGAGTTTTTCCTTACCAACCAGGAAAATCTTTAAGCGTCATGAGCACTTTTGTGTTTGAGCCTGTCAAGGAAAATCTCAGACAGAGGATTGGATACTTTGGGAGTTCCAATGGTTTCTTTCTTGAACTGAACGGCTTGGAAGAGAACCTTTGTTTCGTTGAAAGATCGTCCGTGAGCGGAACCTTAACAGAGACAAGGATAAGCCAGTCAGGGAGCGTCTATGGCTTCAATGACACAGGTTGGAACGTTGATAAACTTGATGGGACTGGCCCATCTGGAATAACACTCGACATTACAAAAGCTCAAATCCTATTCATGGACATCGAGTGGTTAGGTGTAGGAACTGTGAGGTTGGGTTTCGTAATTAACGGTAAATTCATTATATGCCACGAGTTTCAACACGCTAATCTTATCACATCAACGTACATTACAACCGCAACACTTCCACTTCGGTATGAAATCACAAACACGGGTATCACAGATTCTGTTAGCACCCTGAAGCAAATTTGCTCAACTGTGATTTCTGAAGGGGGTTATATTTTGAGCGGGCTTCAGAGAAGCATCGGGACATCGATCACAGCTCCAAAGGCGCTAACTCTTGCTGGTACGTACTATCCAGTTGTCAGTCTCCGTCTAAAGAGCGGTCAACTTGATGCGGTTGCCGTAATGAAGCAAATATCGTTGATGGGGGTAGGAAACAATGAAAAATACAGTTGGCAAATAGTTTCCGGAGCGGCAGTCACAGGTGGAACTTGGGTTAGTGCAGGTTTAGACTCTTGCGCAGAATATAGCTTGGATAGTACCACGATATCCGGGGGAAGAGTTCTGATCTCAGGATTTTTCTCTGCTTCCAATCAAGGTTCTCCTTCCGTTGACATCGGAGGAGATTCTATTCTAGCATATCAACTTGAAAGGAACAGTTTTACGGGAACTCCTTCCACCCTAACTCTTGCGATTGCGGGAGCGAACGCCAGCCAAACTGTTTTCGGAAGCATGGATTGGCAAGAGGTAAGCCACTAAAGTGGGGTAAACTTGGATAGAAGATAATCTTAGAATGCCCAAGGTTCAAGTCGTTGCTGAAAACTTGAGTCTTTATGAGATAAATCCGAGACAGTTAACCACGGACTGCCATACGGTTATACGAAAGGATGGTGTTGTGGACGTTGTTAGGGCTTATAAAATGTCGGATATCTTTGATTTTTACCATGACCTTGGAATTCGTATACAGCGAATTGAATTGTCGGGTGGAGTCCTAAACCCTAGGACGTCAAAACCGAATAAAGTTTTCACCTGAATCGCAGGAATTTAAGATCAGAAATGCCAACCTTTCCTCAAAATCCATCTTACGGTCAAATAGTAACCTGGAAAGGGCAGGAATTTCAGTGGAACGGACAAAAGTGGATTAATATCACCGCTTGCGGACCAGTTATAACAGCTGCAACGGTCTCTGCTTCTCCCCCTCCCAATCCAAAGGTTGGAGATCTGTGGTACAGCACAATCTACGGATCTCTGAATCTTTGGTACGAAGATCTAGATGGTGGGCAATGGATTTCAGCCGGAGCGGCTGGTCCTGAAGGAAGTGAGGGTGCCACGGGGGCAACTGGCCCAATTGGAATTACGGGGGCGACAGGTTTAATCGGAGCAACGGGTTCCATTGGAGCAACAGGTCCGATTGGTATCAATGGGGCAACCGGTTTGACAGGGGAACCTGGTCCTACGGGAGCAACCGGTCTGACCGGAGCAACTGGTTCGGCCGGAGAAACAGGGCCGATTGGTATTACCGGGGCAACGGGTCCGATTGGTATTACCGGGGCAACGGGTTTGACCGGGGAACAAGGTTCCACCGGGGCAACGGGTCCGATTGGTATTACCGGGGCAACAGGTTTGACCGGAGCAACCGGTTTGACTGGGGAACAAGGTTCCACCGGAGCAACTGGTTCGACCGGAGAAACAGGGCCGATTGGCATTACCGGAGCAACCGGTTTGACGGGGGAACTCGGTCCTACGGGGGCAACCGGTATTCAAGGAGCTACGGGTCCGATTGGCATTACCGGAGCAACCGGTTTGACGGGGGAACTCGGTCCTACGGGGGCAACCGGTATTCAAGGAGCTACGGGTCCGATTGGCATTACCGGAGCAACCGGTTTGACCGGGGCAACTGGTTTGACCGGATTATCCGGCCCTACTGGACCACAGGGGCCAATAGGAGAAATAGGATCTACTGGCCCGATTGGAGCTACTGGATTAACAGGAGAACAGGGTTTAACCGGGGCGACTGGCTTAACGGGAGACCAAGGTCCAACGGGAGCTACAGGTCCAATAGGAATAACAGGTGCTACAGGATTAACTGGGGAACAAGGATCAACTGGAGCTACTGGTCCAATTGGTATCACTGGTGCTACTGGATTGATAGGTGAGCAGGGGTCTACCGGGGCTACAGGTTTGGCTGGAGCAAGCGGTCCAACGGGACCTCAGGGACCTGAGGGGGAAGTTGGTTCCACCGGATTGATTGGTGCCACAGGATTGACAGGGGAACAGGGTGCAACTGGAGTTACAGGTTTGACCGGAAGCACGGGTCCGACTGGTGTAACTGGTCAACAGGGAGCAACCGGGGCGACAGGTCCGATAGGAATCACAGGAGCAACTGGAGTTTCTGGTCTAGACGGGGATCGTTACCACACAACAAGCACCAGTACGTTCACAATCGGGGGAACCGGAACTGTAACAGTTTACACTGTTGATTTAAATCTTGACTACTCGGCTGCCCAAACTATAATTCTGGCTTACGATCTAAATAACCACCAGCATGGGGAAGTTGTCAGCTATAACCCTTTGACGGGAGAGCTTCAGTTTAATAAGACCACTTTTGAGGGTTCGGGATCTTATTCCAGTTGGGAAATTAATTTAGACGGAGCTGTTGGAATTCAAGGGGAAACTGGACCATTAGGACCAACTGGGGCAACGGGATTAACGGGAGCTACAGGTTTAACTGGAGAGCAAGGTTCTACAGGGGCCACTGGTTTGACTGGCGACACGGGTGCCACAGGGTTGACTGGAGAGAAAGGTTCTACGGGGCCAACTGGACCTCAAGGACCGCTCGGAAATCCTGGAGCTACTGGAGCTATTGGAGCCACGGGCTTAACTGGAGAACAAGGTTCAACTGGGGCAACCGGGCTTACAGGGGAACAAGGTTCCACCGGAGCAACAGGTCCGATCGGTATTACCGGGGCTACGGGGTTAACTGGAGAAACAGGTCCGATCGGTAGCACCGGAGCAACGGGTTTGACCGGGGCAACTGGTCCGATTGGTATTTCTGGGGTAACAGGTTTGACGGGGGAACAAGGCTCCACCGGAGCAACCGGGCCTCAAGGACCCGCCGGGAATCCGGGGGCAACGGGTTTAATTGGTGCCACAGGTTTAACTGGAGCAACTGGTTTTACGGGATTAACCGGGGAAACCGGTTCTACCGGGGCAACAGGTTTGACGGGAGCAACGGGTCCGATTGGTATCACCGGGGCAACAGGAGTAGGAACAACCGGAGCAACTGGACCTGGGGGTATAACTGGAGCAACTGGAGCAACGGGTCCTCAAGGTCCTGCTGGAGGATCGGTCACCAGCGTGGCATTGACGCTGCCAGCAGGGTTGTTCACGGTTTCTGGCAGTCCCGTGACCACGAATGGCACCCTGGCCGGGTCGCTGACCACGCAGAGCGCGAATGCCGTCTTCGCCGGCCCAACCAGCGGCTCCGCCGCAGCGCCGGAATTCAGAGCGCTGGTGGCGACAGACCTGCCAAGCCATACGCACACCGCGGAACAGGCCTCGGCACTGCCAGCGACCTTCACGCCCCAGGCCGTTACCGGCTACGACGGTGGCAACCTGGATATGGCTGCACTGGCAGGGAAGTACGGCACTGTTACCGTTACAAACACCTATACCCTGACGACATCCAATAGAGCGG